ACCTAACATATATCTAATTTGTTTATTATTCTTATTTACATCACCATTCCAAATGTACCAATCTATTATAATTTCAATAGCTTTTAATGCACACATAGCATTAAGAGAAGGACCATAACCAGAGTAATCCAAAGTTACCATTTTGGTTCCATTTTTTTGAAGACGTAATGCTAAATCCGTCCATTCAAAACTATTAACGTCTACTCCAACAGCATGCTCTACTTCAAACCTAGTATTTTGATATGAAACAGTGAAATCCATAAAATATTGACGACACTGAATAGTATAATCTAATGGAGAAATTGAAAATATTCTAACTTTACCTGGTTTAGTAGCTTTATCTAAAGGTAATTTTCTATCTTTCAAACAATCAGTAAACACGGTAAAAGGCAATTCATTTCGTAAACGTTGATTCTTTTTCATTTTTAAAATTTCCGTCAACATTGGATCACAACCATGATAATTATATGTACCATCATTATTCTGGGTTAAATTCAATAACCATGATTTAGATTTTTGTTTACCAACACGACAAGAAACATAGGGAAAACCTTCTGAAGTATTAAAATCCAACTTTTCAAAACCAGGTACATTATTATTGCCAATTATAGCTTCTTCTTTGCTAAGTTTTCCAACTATACCACGAACAGGCTTAACTTTCGCAAGAATCAAATTTTTGAGATCTTCATAAGCCAAATCAACAATTTCCTCAGGGAAATTATCAGTAACTAACCCATGTTTATCTACCCCTTCTTGCATAGGAGAATAAGGATTGTGTGCTATCCTTTCATCTTTATGACTCAATACAGGTGGAACACAATAAATTGGAAAAATTTCACCATTACATTCTGTTGGAATGACTTTTGAAATTCCACTTTCCTTATGTGATAATACAGAAGGTAATGTACCTAAAATTTGAACATGACTTCTTGGCTTAAGCGTATTATCATGGACTTCAAGCATGTTTGGTTCGAGTACATCTTTTATAACAGCAGATGTAAATAGAGGTAAAAATTGTTCATACACTATTGCTTCACTAATACCTACTCGATTACCAATATCTCCGGCAACATGAATACCATAAATAGGAAACTCTAAATGATCGGACACTAATACACTACCACATAAACCACGACCACCTTTCGCATATTTATAACCAGATGGTATAACAAATGCCTCAAAATCATTAGATGCTTCAACATTAACTTCATCTATTTTCGTACAATACTGATTAGAAACTATCATGGTACCATCTTCTAAAGGCTCTACAAGTTTACTCAATGGTCCAACATGTCTATGGTCCTTCTGTCGTGCTATATGCTTTATTAAATTCTTAAAAGGTGGTACTTGAATAGGTAGTTTATAATAACATAAGCTAGAGTTAATAAATTTTTTAATAACTAAATCCTTATATTTAATAGGTAGACGGAAATTAGAGCCTACTAAAAACATATTTGCATCTTCAGGAAGCATTTTAAATTTATCATTATAATGGTCAACTGCTAACGCATAATGATCTATCAGCCCAATAATACGTCCAGTAATAATCTTAGTTCCGTATTGAGCTTGAATAAACATAGTATTCCTCCTTATAAGTCTAAATATACTTGTTTCTTGCTCTTTAGCCAAATTACCAATAAGTTTTATTGATACGTCCTTAACAGCTTGAACATCTTTTTTACCATACACTTTAAAATCACCGGAACTTAACATTTGAGCTTCTTGTGAATTAAATTCCGGATCATTTTGTGTAATATGTGTCCCACTAAGCAATTGTGCATTAACTAATTGTACGCCATCTAATGTACCTACAGTACCTTGTAAGGCAGTTTCGTATACATGTAAATTATCTAACATAGCTCTTTGTTTCCTAAGTTCAGCTGACTCAGGAAAAGCTTTATTATAACAAAAACCTGCAATACCTAAAGTAACGGATAATACACCAATAATCTTCATACCCCATTTAAGTGCTGTCCACAATCCTGAACCTATTGAGCACATCATTCGTTTAGCCCAAGAACACCAGCTCTCACACTCTTTAAGCGCTACAGCTACTCGAGGATCTTCTGTTTGATTCAACCTATTTTTAATAAGTTCATAAGGTAAATCTATATAATTACCTCGCTCCAACTGTTTCTTATAAGGAGTATGAGGACAATTTAACCATTCATCTAAATCACGTTTCATTTTAATAGGATCTTCCCATACACATTTCTCCTGACAGACAGCTTCTGGAATCTTAAGCGTTGCTAAACTAAACGAATAGAAATAGCCTCCTT